ATTAGATGTACCATCTTGTAATGAAGCATCACAAGTAATCGTATAGTCACCTGTTCCTACTTTAGTTAGTGTTAAGTTTTGAGAAGCTATAGTAGCTCCTGTAGCACCATTAAAAGCTATAAAACCCTTACCTGCTGCAACAGCATCTTGAACAAAAGCTGTATTAGCTAGTTGTGTACTGTCGTCACTAGCTGTTGGTGTAGGTGTAGTTGGAGTTCCTGTAAAAGCAGGAGAAGCTATATTTGCTTTTAAATCAATTGCTGCTTGTAATGTAGTTTCTGTAGTTTGTAATGCAGTTTCTATTACATTATCAGCAGTGGTAACAAAAGCAGTAGTAGCAATCTGTGTTGTATTAGTGTCAACTACAGCAGTAGGGGCTGTAGGAGAACCTGTAAGGGCTGGGCTATTGGTGTTAGCCTTACTATTAACTGCTGTTTGTATAGCACTAAACTCATCATCAATCTCAGTACCTTTTACAATCTTGTTAGCGTTACCTGTAGTCAGGGCATCTTTAGCTGCAAAGTCTGTTGTTTTTGAATAATTACTCATTTATATAATCCTACCTAGTTTTCCGTAAATATCTACTTTTTGTATACTCAAAGAACCACCATCAATTTCTGCTTCTATGCCTAACTGAAAAATGCTTCCCGAACCTGATACAGATGAATCTAATCTATCTAATGATATACCTGCTTGATACTCTGCTACACTTGCTGCATTTGCTCCGTACTCTGCTATTCCGTACTCTGACACTGGTATATCTTTTATTGTAAACGGAAAAGAAAAGTAACTTGTTACATAATCAAAACCAGCCTTTAAATTAAATGGTTGTCCAGTAGAACCAATAACAGTGACAGCAGCTCTTTTTAATAACTTGTTTTGATTTGGATAATTTAAATCAAAGTGGTTAGTAAAGTAACTCATAGTGTAAGGAACAGAGTTATCTGTAAACCCACCATATTCTGCTATACCATTAGCTTGTGTAACATACATTTTTTTTGTTGTTTTATCGTAAACAAAATCAGTGTGGTCTAAGTTGTTCCAAGTAGTAACTCTATAAGAACCATCTTCTAGTGGTCTACGAGTATCAAATACATAAATAGTTTTTGCTTCTGGTAAAAATATTAAATAAAACGCTTTCTCAGGAAAGTAACAAGACTTAATTAAACCAAAGTTAGACTCTCTATTTACATTACCTAAAAAAGAATCTCTTATATTTTTAGATAAGTCATTTAACTTAGCTGACTTTTCTTGTATTGTTCTACCTAAACTTCTTAGTCCTGTAGCAGATAAAAATAAAATATCTGTGCCTGTGTTTTGTATTGTATCTCTAGTAATACAACCAACACCTTCTAATACTTCTACTAATTGTAAAGTGTTTACATCAAAGCTACCTTGAAAACTATCAGTGTCTTTAAATATAATAATATTGTTTTTACAAAATATAATTAAATGACCATTGTGGCTACCAAGCCCTGTAACGACATCTGAGCCTTTTGGAAGCACACCCGCTATGTTGATACTACCAGCACTCCCACTGCCCCATTTAGTACCTTCTAGGAGGTCTGAGAAGAATACAGTAGTCTTGTTGTTGGCAGTATCTGCTGCCCATAATCTACCATAAGCACTCATTACTATGTTTGCATTAGGTACTGTACCTGTATAATCAGCGTGTTGGTCTATGCTTTTAAACTCATCAGCAGTAGACTCATTAGTGTAGTACAAAGGCTTGTAACCTGCTTGAAAGAAATAAGCTCTATCATTCAAGGTTACACCTTGCCAGTTACCTGCTGATATAGTATCAGTTGTAGTGGGTGTTATTGTAGTAAGTGTAATAAAACCTTTTTTAAATGTAGTAGCGTTCCAAGATATAAAAGTATTAGCACCAGCTACATCTAAGAAAGGGTGCATACCTAATAAGTTAATACCATCACTACCTGACGTACGATAAAACCAACCTTCTCTTGCACCTAGTCTACCAAACTCATCAATAACACAATTGTTTGCATCAAGAGCAAAGCTAGGGTCATTAGACAAACTAGACTCTTGAGTATTTAAACCTAAAAATGCTGGTGCTACCAGTGATGCTGTTACTAATTCTTTTGCCATATTAGTTTGTACTCACAATAAATGGTACTTCTTCAACTGTAAGGATACAAGAAACTCCTGTACCACCTGCACATGAACCTTTAATTTTATAACCAGCTTCTAGCATTACATAACCACCATTCATTTGTAATTCTATAAAGTCACCAGAGCTTAAACTCTTATCACCTAATACTGTTATCTCTGTAGAGTCAAAGTTAATAGTTACATTTGTATCGCTTCTAGTAGAACCTGCACTGTTAGATACAAAAATAAGAACTAACTTTGCTCTCATATTATTAGGTACTGTATATAAATCTGCTGCTGATGATGCTAGTGATTCTACAAAGACTGTTCTAGCTTTCATACCACACTAACTCCTCTGGGTGTTTGTTACCATCTAAAGTTACTGCATCTTGTAAAGCATTAGTAGCTCTAGCATAAGCACTAACAGGGTTGATACCACCATCTTCACCACGCTCCTCTACTGCCATTGCATAGGCTAGTAGCTCTACTGGTTTAGTTGGTACAGTTAGTGTATCAGCATCATTTACTAAATCATCTGACCTAAGTACACAGTTAAATCTAATTGTGTATGCTTTGTCTGGTATAGGATATAGGTCTACTTGTGTATCCCCATCAGCACTAACTCCGTTAAACGAATAGTAGTAAGGTGAGCCTGTTGCTACATCACTAGTTAAAAAGAATTTGTTAAAATCGTGTGCTGCTTTGTAATCTAAAAAAAAGTTATCTGTTACATTTGTTGCATCTAATACTGTTAAAGCATTTAAAGAACCATTTAGTTCATAGTTAAAAATACCATTGGATGTAGTAGCACTTAATGTAGTTCTTAATGCACTCCAGTTCCAAGCATTTTCTACTGATTCTTTTGCATCATTAACAAGTACAGCTATCAAGCTAGAGTAAGAAGATTCATTAACTGTTGATACAGTACGCTCTCTTAATCGTTTTAAAATGTTATTAACTATATCTAAGTAAGTCATATCTTGTATCCTAATTAAACCATTTAGAGAATATGGTACTACCGATACCACCTAATCCCATTGCTATAAATATAGCTCCAGCAAACATTCCCTTTCCTTTAGCCATTTGTTTTTCTAATTCATTTACTCGTTCAGATAACATAGTGCAAGTTTTATTCATTTCACTTATTTCATTATTAAGCTGAGTAACTACTGCTACTAACTGTCCTGCTTCGTAATCTGTCATGTTAGACATAAGTGTGGTTATCCTTTATCTTACTATTATTACATCAATAGGGTCATAGTCAGCAAATCCACCATTATAAGCAAAAGTAGCAATTGGTACTGATGAAGTTGTTTTGGTATATGTAGACATATAACTTACAACTTGACCATTCATAGGTGCTGTTGCAACAACAGTATAGTTAATATCTGGCATAGCATTAGTTAAATTTACTGAGTATTGTCCAGTACCATTGTCAGTTATACTAGATACATTACCAGAAGCATTTATACCAACAGTTCCTGTTCCGTCAATACTTACCCATGCTCTAACACCATAAGCAGTTGCAGAAGAACCAAACCCTGAGTTCATTTGTAAATTATTACTACCATCTTCTAATATAGCAGTACCAGTAGCAGCAGGAAGTGTTATAGTCCTAGTGCCAGCTACTGCTGGTGCTGATACAGTGATAGCTCCGCTTGTATCTCCTGTAAGAACTATTGAACTCATTACACACTTGCTCCTTTAAGCTGGTCTAGTGTTGTCATACTATCTACTTGATTAGTAATATCTCTTAGTCTTTGTTTTTCTGTGACTATAGCTGAAGTTGATGTGCCAGCTTCTTGTGCTTGCATAAACAAAATATCTTGTGCTTCAAGTAAAGGCTTTCGTTCTTCACGAAGTCTGTCTTTAGTAATAACTTTAGCTTTAGTTA